CCAACTCCCGACGCAACAGGGGCCGAACTGTGGATTGATGGTGGCACCGGATATGTACCTCACGGGGACGCTGAGTTTTGCGAAGTGGCTAGGCTAACCTCTGCCGTAGGCATAATTGACACTGTGCTGGCCGTTGATTTTCCACCGTCCGAATTTTTGCCGGGGTCGTGGGCTTTGCTTGATGCTGAGATTGTCAGGCTGGACTCAATCACGGGGAATAGCATCACTGTTGGGCGGGGATGCTTAGATACGGTGCCAACGGCGCATGATACCGGCGCGGCCTTGATGTTTGCCCCTGAGCCTGCGATAACCGCATCTGGAATATATCAGACTGGCGAAACGATTAGCGCAAAGTTGCTCACTGAGACAAGCCTTGGCATATTGGGTATTGACTCCGCATCGGTTGCACAGCTGACATTCGCAAATCGCGCAATAAGACCATACCCCCCCGCAAAACTAAGGATTGACACGGAACCAGAGCCGGTAGAAGTGGGCGGCAATCCGGTCATATCTTGGGCGTCTAGAAACAGGCTAACTCAGATAGCATACGCAATAGCCGATACCGAAGATGCAAGCATAACCGCAGAGCCAGGGACAACATATAGCATTACGATAAAAAGGGCAGACACATTAGCTACTATATATAGCGCTTCTG